GATATGTAGAACAAGAGTATAGCACATCTACTGGTCAAGGCGTACCTACACAAGTAGCACAAGCACCAAATTTATTTTTTATTATGACACCAGAGCCAGACAAGGCGTATGAACTGGTGTATGAATATTATAACTTTCCAACAGATTTGTCTGCAGCAACAGACGTTCCCACAATACCAGAAAGATTTCAACATATTATTGTAGATGGTGCAATGCACTACGGCTATCTTTTTAGAGGTAACACACAAGACGCATTGGTAATGAAAGAAAAATTTGACGAAGGTATTAAACATATGCGTTCACAACTTATTAATAGAACACCATACGTAAGGTCGTATATGCTTACTGGTGCTACAGGTGGAGCAAGTACAGGCTTCGGTATTTAAGAGGCTATCACAATGGATGCATGGCAAACCTATCCAGTCGAGTTTCGTGGTGGTCTTATAACAAACCTTTCCCCTCTGCAGCAAGGTGCAAACGCACCGGGAAGCGCACGAATACTACGTAACTTTGAGCCTTCTATTGAGGGTGGTTACAGACGTATTGAGGGATATGATAAATACGATAGTGCTATTATCCCACCTTATGGCGCACCTGTAGTACACGGTAATGGGCAAAGTGGCACGGGGCTTATACTAGCTGCTATACACACTACGCCACAAATCGGAGATGTATTTTCACTAGATGGTGGTTTGGTAGCAGGTGCTACGCAAACAGGTACATCACTAAACGTAGATGGATTAAATGTTGCACCCTCTGCTAATGATACTTTTACTATTGACGGTGATACAACTGTGTATACTGTCAGTGCCGCTACTGCTCTAGTAGGAACAGCATCAACTCTAACTATTACCCCAGCACTAACGGTGTCACCTGCTGACAATGCAGTGCTTTCATTTAGATACACTATTGCATCTGGTGGCGTAACTTATGATGCTACAAATAACAGGGCAACGCTTACACTAAATGAAACAATGGTTGTTAATCCATCTAATGGAGATACAGCTACATTCATAAGCACTACATCTAATTATCTTGCACTTGGTCTGGCGGCATGGGAAGACAGTGCAATTGTTTGTAAGAACGCTGATATATACAAAACTGGTGGCAGTGGATTTACGAAGATTAATGTACCTGATTATGGTACACCACTTGTAAACGGCGGCAGTCAAACTGGTACAAGTCTAGCAATTGACGGTTTGGATTCTGCTCCACAGGCAGGTGACGCATTTAAGATTGCTGGCGTAGACTTAATATATACAGTCACAGCAAATGCCACAGTTACATCAGGCGGTGCTACACTAGCAATTAATCCAGCACTTGCAAGTAGTCCAGCAGATAATGCAGTAATTACTTTCTTATCAACGAGCAGAGAAAGTGCCAACAAAAGCAGGTTTGCTAAATATAACTTTAACGGTACAGAAAAGATTGCAATTGTTGATGGGATAAACAAGCCAGCACTCTATGACAATACTACGTTTACAGTTTTACTAGATGCACCCACAGAGGTCATAGGTGCAACATTTGTAGCAGAAGTTAAGAACCATTTATTCTTTGCTAAAGGTACGACAGTAACATTTACTGCACCATATACAGACACAGATTTTTCAGCAGCGAATGGTTCAGGAAGTATAAATGTTGGTGGCACAATTACTGCACTGACGGTATTTAGACAACAACTAATTATCTTTACCGAAAACAGCATTCATCAGCTAACAGGTAATACTATTGCAGATTTTTTACTGCAGCCTATCACAGTAGACATTGGATGTATTGATTCAGATACTGTACAAGAAATAGGTGGTGACGTAATGTTTCTTGGCCCAGACGGGTTAAGGTTACTTAGCGGAACAGATAGAATAGGCGACTTTGGATTAGCCGTTGTATCTAAAACAATCCAGAATACATTGACAGGTTTTATTTCTACGAACACGTCATTTACAAGTTGTGTAATTCGTGAGAAGTCACAGTACAGAATACTGGGTTATAATAATAATATTACGCAAGAAAATGCTCAAGGTATACTAGCAACACAGTTTGCGCCACAAGGTGGCGAGGGCATGGCTTGGGCGGAAACACGAGGAATACGGGCTTTTGTAGCGGATAGTGACTACAATCAAAATGTAGAAGTTGTGCTGTTTGCAAACAATGATGGCTACTTGTATAAGATGGAAAGTGGCAACTCGTTTGATGGTACTAATATTAAAACAACATTTGCTACACCGCACTTGCCTATTAATGACCCACGTAGACGTAAGACATTTTACAAATTATTTCTTTACACAGACCCACAAGGTAGTGTAAACTTTGATGCAAGTTTAAAACTTGATTTTGATACACAAGGAACTATTCAACCTGCCCCAATTAGTTTTGCAAACACATCGGGTGTTGTAGGGTTTTACGGAGTAGGAATATACGGAACTACAACCTACGGAACAAAACTTTTAAAGTTATTTGAAACACAGATTGTAGGTTCAGGATTTGCCGTTTCATTTCAGTTTGAATCAGACGGCACAGACCCACCATTTTCACTGGATGCAATCACAGTTGAGTATGGTATTCATGATAGAAGGTAGAGGACACTATGGGTACAGGCTACACTCGTAACGATGTCAGTAATAACATTGCTGATGGTAACATTATTAATGCGTCAGACCTTGATGGTGAATTTGATGCGGTAGAATCCGCATTTAACTCATCTACAGGTCACACGCACGATGGTACAGCAGCAGAAGGTGGAGCAATCACAGTTGTTGGTCCAGTACAAGACCTTGTTGTAAGTGCCACCGAAGTTAAACCAAAGACCACGAACACGATGGATATCGGAACCAATTCTTTGCAGTTCAAGGATATGTATCTAGACGGAACCGCCTACATTGACGGTTTGGGCGAAGATATCTTGGTTGCAACCGACAAGAAAGTGCAGTTCCGTGATACAGCCCTGTTTATCAACTCTAGCGCAGATGGTCAACTCGATATTGACGCAGACGTTGAAGTTGAAATTACCACACCTACCCTTGATATCGATGCCTCTACTGCTGTAACCATTGACACTACCACACTTACAATCACAGGCTCTGCTAACGTAGCTGGTGATTTAGACGTAGACAATATTAATATTAATGGAAACACAATTATCAGCACAGACAGTAATGGCAATATCGCCTTAACCCCTAACGGCACAGGCGAGGTTGACATTAGTAAAGTTGATATTGATAGTGGTGCTATAGATGGTACAGTTATAGGTGCAAATAGTGCCGCTGCTGGAACATTTACAAATCTAACATCTACTGGCACGTCTACTCATGCTACTGTAGACATAAACGGTGGTGCTATTGATGCTGTAACTATAGGAACAAACAGTGCAGTAACAGACCTTCGTGTAGACAATTTAAAGTTAGATGGTAATACCATATCCAGCACAGACTCTAATGGTGATATTACTATTGACCCAGACGGAACTGGTGTTATTGATGTACCTAGCACAACTAAAGTGCAGTTCCGTGATAGTGGGTTGTTTATTAATTCTAGCACTAACGGACAACTAGACATTGACGCTGATGCAGAGTTAGAAATAACTGCACCAATAGTAGATATAGATGCATCTACCTCTGTAAACATTAGTAATGATTTAAAACTAGATAGTGACTCTGCTATTTTATCTTTTGGTGCAGATAGTGAAATCACTGTCACACACGAACATAACACAGGATTAAAGGCAAAAGCAGCTAGTGGCTTTGAATTAAATTTACAAACTAGCCATGCCTCTATAGAGGCTACAGATGTTATAGGTAAAATTACATTTAATGCTCCTGATGAATCTAGTGGCACAGATGCAATATTGGATGGTGCTGCTATTGAGGCTGTAGCTGAAGATACTTTCGCTTCAGACAATAATGCAACTGCTCTTGTGTTTAAAACAAATACATCTGCTGCAGCTACAGAACGTATGCGTATTCAGTCTGATGGCACTATTGTTATGGATACACAAGTAGACATTGACAATATAACCATAGATGGCAATACTATCAGTAGTACGGATTCAAATGGTAACATAAACTTGTCTCCTAATGGAACTGGCACTGTAATAATAAATACAGACCTTGATGTAGACAACATTAATATTAATGGCAATGCCATAACTTCTACGGATAGTAATGGTAACATAGCAATTACACCTAATGGAACTGGTGAAGTTGACATTAGCAAAGTTGACATTGACAGTGGTGCAATTGATGGAACAGTAATTGGTGCTAATAGCGCAGCGGCTGGTACATTTACTACTCTGTCATTTTCTACGTTGGGCGGTGCGGTTGATTTAGACAATCGTAATTTAACAAACGCGGATATAAACTCAGGTGCTATTGATGGTGTTACGTTAGGTACAAACAGTGCCGTGACTGAGGCCCAAGTTGATAATATAAACATTAATGGAAATACTATTAGCAGCACAGATAGTAATGGAGATATCACTCTAAACCCCAATGGAACAGGTCATGTTGTTATCCCTGCTGACATAGGCATAGGAACAACAAGTCCAGCAGCGCGTATTCATATTGAAGACTCCACGCCAACTATTCGTTTGGAAGACACTGACGCAAATGGTCATATGCAACTGTCAGCAAACAATACTCGCGGCGGTCTTACAATTCAACTTGACCCTGATAATGTAGATAACAACACAGACCTTCGTGTTCAAGTTGATGGCACAGAGGTTGCACGGTTTGATGC